TTAATGGGCTTGTGCCTGTAGTGGCAGTGGAAACGATAGATAATCCTTGTAAATTTGCACTTGCTTGTATTGTACCTAATGCACTTATAGATGGCGTGTTAAGTGTAGTACCATCATAATTTAATGCACCAGTCGCACCAAAATTTCCATTATTATTAAATTGAATTTGTGTGTTACTACCTGCAGGATTACCTGAACCAGTTGCTCCTTGTGGGCCTGTAGCACCTGTGCTACCAGTTGAACCAGTCGCTCCTGTGCTACCAATTGGACCAGTCGCTCCTGTAAGTCCAGTAGCACCTGTTGGACCACCACTAGGTCCTGTAGCACCAATCTCACCTGTAGCACCAGTTGCGCCTATCCCAGTTGCTCCTTGCGGCCCTGTACTACCTTGTATACCAGTACTACCTGTAGCACCAGTTGGTCCAGTAGCACCTGTAGCACCAACATAACCATTTACAACATTCATTGCAATTGGTTCACTTGTAATGTTTAAATTACTTTCATTTGAACTAATTGTGATGTTATATGGTTGTACAACAAAATTAGCGTTAATATCGCTCATGTTATTGATACCTTACTATAAAGCCTAATGGTTCACGATTTATATCGGTTAAACTACTATTGCTTAAACTTTCTTTACCTATTTCTAATGTCACTAAAAACAATACGCTATTTGCTGTAGTATTTGCTAAGTTTACTGTAGGCGTGCTATTACCATTACCTGTGATATCGCTACCAACATAAAGATATGCTGTACCATTTGCGCTATTTGACCATTCCGTTACTAATGTATAGTTTGCTGTATTAGGTTGATTATTCATCAATGTCAAATTACCTAATGTGACTTCTGTATTTGTAGCATTATATGTAACATTACTAATATCATAATATTTTGCGCTTGCACTAATAGTCCAAAGATTGGGAACATTAGCATTAGCAGCGTTACCATTAGTATCTGTAAAATTTATAGGAAAAGTATATGCTTCTCCTGTATAAATTTCTAGGCACTGCATCTCTGTGCCTGCTATCGTCATTGTTTTTGCGCCGTTTAGTAATAGACTCATTTTCGTAATTCCTATATTGTATTTATTATCTTTTTATTTCTTGTACTTGTAAGAATATCTGTCCTGCTTGTATGATATTACCATTCATATTTCCAATAACAAGATAATAAGTTGTTTCTTGTCCTGCTACATAACCAGTATCTAGTATTGTACCACTAAAAATCTGATTATTTAATATCCTTTGTTCTGCTGGAGGTCTGCTTACATTAGCAACATTAGGCCAACTTCCAAAGAAAGTTACTCTAGTTAAATCATAAGTTTCACTAGCACCTTCTTCATATGCTACTTGGAAAGTATTAGCATTATCACCACTATAAAGAATAAGACCTTGTCCACCTATGTTCCATGTGTCCCATTCTCCATTATAAGTCACAGTGTTTAATTGTCTGCTATTATTGCTATTGCCATAAATGCTTCCATAATTAGTACCGTTCGTATAATTTAAATTGCTAGTACTAATTTGTGACCATGCGTTAGCGTTAGCAATATTGCTAGATACGTAGATATTACCGCCATCACCAACAGCGACCCATTTGCCATTACCATATCTTACACCATTAAAGTCACAAGTTATATTTGATCCTATATTAACTTGCGTCCATGTATCACCATCATCTTGGCTAACTTGTATCATGCCATATTGACCAACAGCGCACCATTTACTTGTTGCTGGACTATTATCTGTGTCGTCACCGGCTACTGAATATAAATCAGTTAATAATGGAGTGCTAGTATTACTATTCAAATATGTTGGTTTTGATGACCAACTATTAGCAAAATCGCTAGCACCTATCGTTCTAGCACTACGTAAAATAGTACCAGTCTGACCAACTATAACAGCAGTATAATTATTTGACTGTGGTGGATTACTATAACTTGCATATAAATCTTTTAACAAGTTTGGTACGTTTTCTCTACGCATTGCATTTGTAGTATTTTCGTTTGGAGCAAATGGTGTTGGACTGTAGAAAATATCTCCATTAGTACCAGTAAACAAATACCCAGCATTTGATGTCGTATATGGATAACCATTTCCTGCTGTATGAGGTGTGAATTCCATACTTAAGAAGTCATTTTGGTATCCTGTTGTAATTGGTCCACCATTACTAGTTTGATATCTTACAGCGTCTGTTCCTGCATCTTGATCCCATATTATAGGAGCAGCATTTGAACCTACACGACTACCTAAACCACTATTCAATGTTCCACTATCAGGTGTTTGTAATGGTCCTACGCATCCTGACTCTACAAATCTTGGATAACTACTAAATGTTGTAGATGTAAAACTCATAGCACCAGTGATTGTTTTACCTGTACTATTTCCATTATAAATTTGCCAAGTATTACCACCATCATCACTATACAAATCAGTACCACCAGGAGCATAACCTAACGCATGTAATTGTTGATTGCTTGCACTAGTTGCGTTACCAGTGACATCATATGCTTGTCTGATAGTGTTATAACCACGATCAAATACGCTACTTGCGCCTGATTTCCAGATTTCTACAAGATTATATTGATCCCAATTTTGACTTGTATTTGCTACGTTACCTGGATCTACATACATCTTGACGCTATAACTTACTTGTATACGACTACCTTCAACGTATTCAGTATTAGCACTACTACCTGGATCTGTGCTTGGTATGATTGTAACACCACCTGATGGCAATACACAACGTGTATTATTTGGCCAAACATTAGGTATATTTGTGAATGGCACTGGTTTAGTTATTGGATCACTAATAGTTGATCTACTTTGTGTCACAGCGCCAATCGCTAAATTTTCAAATGTGATAGTATTTGCTGCTATTGCTTGTGCTTGAATTGTACCAGCAATAAACGCGACACCACCATTGATACTGAATGCTTGAATAGTATTGCCATTCAATGTATTAGCAATAACTGTATTACCATTAATGGTATTACTAATAATAACATTTCCATTTATTGTATTACCAATAATGACATTACCATTAACAGTGTTACTAATAATTGTATTACCATTTAATGTGTTGGCTGTAATTGTGTTACCATTTAATGTATTTGCAATTATTGTGTTACCATTGACAGTATTAGCAACAATGCTATTTCCATTCAATGTATTGGCTATGATGGTATTACCATTTAGTGTGTTTGCTATTACACGATTACCATTTAGTGTATTTGCAATAATAGTATTACCATTTATAGTATTACCAATAATAGTGTTGCCGTCAATTGTATTAGCAATTATTGTGTTGCCATCTAAAGTATTAGCAATAATAGTATTACCGCTTAAGGTATTCGCTTTAATAGTATTACCATTAACAGTATTAGCAATGATAGTGTTGCCATTAACTGTATTAGCAATTATGGTATTACCATCTAAAGTATTTGCGATTATGCGATTACCACGCAATGTATTGGCAGTTATACTATCACCATCAACAGTATTTGCAATTATAGTATTACCATTTAAAGTATTAGCGATTATGGTATTGCCGCGTAACGTATTAGCGATTACAACATTACCATTAACAGTATTAGCAATGATAGTATTACCGTTAACTGTATTAGCAATAATAACATTTCCATTAACTGTGCCTACAATAATCACATTTCCATTTACACTGTTACCTATGATAGTGTTGCCTGGTAAAGTATTTGGTTGAACTCTATTACCAGGTAAAGTATTTGGTTGAACTCTATTACCAGGCATTGTATTAGGGGTGATAGAATTACCATTAATACCACCACTTATTAACAATATATTTGCATTTGCTAAGGGTGTAATTGGCGTAGGATTCACAACAAAATTTGCTGGGCTTGTGCTATTAATACTTTGTACAAAAGTATTCGCTGCTAAGTCACCAGTACCAGCAGTAATGAATACATTTGCACCCACAACTAAATTTGGTATGCTATTATTACTTGTTAAAATATTGCCATTGCTAAACACACCATCTAAGTTGCCTTCATTTATAGGATTAAATCCAGCACCAGGCCATACGAATAAGTTACTTGCGATACTAACTTGACCTGTAAAGTCGTTACGCGCTGTCACGCTAAAAAAATAACTATCAGCAGGTAAGTCATTAATATCTATGCTTACATTAGTTACTTGATTGTTTGCTATATTAGCACTATTAACAAATGGCACACCACCTGCGCCTTGTACAGTCCTATACAATTCATGCGTCAATACGTTGCTATTGTTACCATAGTTAAAGTCCATGTATATTACAGAACCCTGTTCTGGAACTGCTGAAGTTACTCTAAAACTTGTTACCGATCCAGATGTTTCTGGATTATTGTTAGCGATAGGAGTACCCGGTACTGATATAACATTAGGGTCTATCAAACCAGTATTAAATGCTGGAACGAAATCTTGTATAGCATTATCATTATAAATTGTATCATTATATTCAAATGCTACTATGCTAGCGATAAGTGAATTATCTTCTGTAATCGTCTCGCTTACGCTACTGACGCGGAATAATTTATCAGTCCAACCATATGTCTCATGATTGACGCGGATAACATCACCCGCTTCTAACTGTATGCCACTATAGTCAAGATTAAAACTAATAGTTAAATCTTCACGGCTTTGCAATAATCTACGCACGCCTAGATATTTTGCTTGCACAGCATTATTAACTAAAGGTAATTGTATATTCAATCTATTGATTGGTTCATTTGGACTCAATATAGTTGGGTCATACCATGCTGTAGTAGGGTCAGTCAATGTGACAGTTTGATAATCTGTCTGGTCTTTGATGTTCTCGTTTGGATATGCTACTTCAACTTGATTATATGTTTCATTCAAATCGATAGGATTGATATCTATGCCACCGACTAGATTGCTGCTTTCTACATTAAATAGTGAACCTAGGCTACCAGCATATTCTTTATTGATGACAACTTTCCATTTACCTGTCAATTCACTATATTGTAACCAACTATCGCAACTATCTACAAGCAATTGTAAATTAAACAAACAATCATTTGCTGTATCGATAGGTCCATTAATTCTATATCTATCTTGACTTGCTGAACCGCCGCCAACAGGTGTATAAGTTATATTTTCATCGCTATATGTATCTAATGCTGTTAAACTAGTCGTATCGATACGGCTTAATGGTATATCACAACCATAACGTTCATTTAATAGATAATCTTTTATGACATCGCCAGGTCGTGTCAAACTATTTGTTAATTCTATCTGTAAACTGTCTAAGCCAGTAGTACCGGCATCTACGTTATATGAAACCACGACGATAGCAAATGCTGTATTTGTCATCTGTACACTTTGACCATTTGCTGTATACAATGTGCTATTCCAACGTTCATTAACTGGAATGCTAGCATCGCTCATGATAGTGATCGCGCTTAATCCTGTGTTGACACCACTAGTGCTACCATTTCTGTACAAATAAATTTGCACTTTACCATTAATTCTAGTATCTGTCTGCGGTGGCGTAGTATTTGTTGTCAATGCTGTGATATTGGTACCTACGACCGTAGCAAGTTTACCACCATAATAAATGTCGCCAAAACTATAATTGCTACCAGCCGTGGTATCAGTATGTTCAGCCAAACTGACGCAATACCACATAGTTTTATTATCAGTGCTGATTTTTGCATCTGTTATGACACCATTGACAAATGCTTTGCCATATACTACAGGTAATTTGTTATCACTTGCTGGTGGTAATTGCACACGACCACCGCCATCACCACCACTAGTTGCTTTGCTTAAGGCACGTTTAGCGATCAAACGACTGATGACAGCACTACCAGCAGCATACAATAAGGCGCTACCAATCTTCGTGGCTGCAATAATTTTAACTACTGCTACTACTGCTTTTACTACTGCTACTACTGGTGCCATTTTATACTCCGTTACTCAACCATGTTTTTTCTATACAATCATAGCCGAAACGACTAAAATCTATATCAAACATTGGCTTTGCTGCGCTGATGGTACTATAGTCAATACGCTTTTGTTCAATTAATTCTACGCACTTGTCGTTATATTCACTTATTAACATATGACCAATTCTTGTGTGTCTATATTCTTCATCAATGTATAACATGATCTGGTGCATCAATAACGTCTTATGACTCCATATGTTAGGGCTGATGATGCCCATCATCATACCTATCGGACTGTCATCGTGTTCAGCGATTAACGCTAATCCACCACCATGTAATACTGTGTTGAATAATGTATTTAGATAAGTATCATCCAATATAACATCGTATGTTCCAATCTCTTTCGTCTCATGTATCTTATGCACAAGATGTAAGTAATATGGTAAGTCAAATTTATTTGCTAATCTAATGTTCATTTATTTGTCCTGTTGACGGCCACCATCGTTGCCGCGTCCACCACCGCCTCCGCCGCCTCCACCACCGCCGCCAGGTGTGCCACCACCACCATAGCCAGGCTGTATTTTAGTTTTAGGATCAGCACCAAAGTCAAAACTGACGCCAGCGATACTATTAACATTATTCATAGCACTATCTGTTGTGCTGAAGAATTGCCAACTTTCCTTGTTTGTTTTTCTTCCTGCGATCCTATTTTCTAGCACACTTTTATAACTACTTGCGCTTAATGTGATGGTAAAATTATCTTCTAAGCCATCGCGTTCTTCAGTTATTTGATAATTGGTGATTATTCCTGTGAATCTAGCATAACTGTTTGTCAATACCATATTAGCATTATAGAAACCACGTATGATTTCTAATTCGCTGCCACGTATCAATCCTTCAGTGCCTAATATCACGCTCATATTATTGCCACTGATACCACTTATCGCTATGCTGGTATCACCACTGGTCACACGTAATTCACGATTCTGACTACCAACAGTCAATAAACCACCAAAAGGATTATATGTGTAATTTGCGATGATTGTGTTACCAACACGTTGTGGTAATGTTTGTTCAGCGTAACTATCACTAAAAGTTAAAAATGTGACATTTGCTGCTGTACCATTACCTGATCCTGCGCCTGTAGCAGCAAATATCACACCACTGTTATTGCTGTCAGCACCTATGCTTGTCCAATTAGTATTGCCTACATCTTCAATCTTATATGTTTGACCTATGGTAAAATTGCCAGCAATAGTATCGTCATAACTGTTATATACAGTTAATTTGACAAATTGGCCTGTAGTAATTTCTGGCGCATCAATGACTTCTGGTATGATTTCCATGATTTATTCCTATGCTGTGGCTACATATTCATATAATTCAAAACTGTCACTAAATTCTATCAATGCATTATTTACAGTAACATTATTTGCTCTAGCATAACCACCTGGTATCAATTTATATGTAGGCATGTTTGGGCAAAACATGTTAAATTCACAATCGTTGCCTACAGTGATACCTTCATTTACCACACTTGTGCTGATAATATTAGGTCTGTTAGTTGTAACTGTAACTGTGCTACCAGTTCCTCTTGTTACAGTCGTAGTACTTGTAAATGGATATGGATATGAACCTATCTGTATTAAATCATTAGGTTTAAAAATTATGCGTGAAGCAGGCACTACAGGTAATGAGTTTAATATTAATTGATTACCAACAAAACTTTGTACACGCATACCTGCGATCTGTCCTGCGCTTAATTCACCTTGATATTTGAATATCCAACTGATGCAAGCATTATCACTAAAACTTATAACTTCTGGTTGTACGCGATCCATTGTATCTAATGCTTCTAATAGATCACGATTATCATAATATCGTAAACTGCTAGGCATATCTAATGTCATCTTCCATGGTTGCGTAGTTGGTGTGACAGTCACGCGAGGTATTTCATTGCGTGTGACTTGTAGTCCCACGACCTTTCTACGATTGATCGTCAATCCACCACATTTGTTTACTATTGTTTGTAAGCCTGCCATGTTTGTTATGCCCTATATGGTAATTCTTTTTCTGCTGTTCTTACGCTGCCTAATAATGCTTTACGATTTTCAGCAAACAATTGTGCTACTGATTTTGCATCTAATGCGTTAATATTGTTTGTGATATAATTGTTAGTCACAGGTGCATTGACCATTCTTGACCCTTCAGTTCCATTCATTCTATTATTAGGTACGACTGTGCCGCTTTCTCTAGGTACGAATAATTCTGGACCTTTTTCACCAACAAGATAGGGTTGACCTTTCTTCGCAGGTCCACCTTCAGCAAGTCCAGGAATGCTTAATCCAAAGAATCCTAATGTTGCTGACAATGCTTTAAACAATGCTGCCTTTGCTAACATTTTTGCTAGGTCTGCAAGTACGCTTCTTGCAAAATCTTTAAAGTTAAATTTACCTGTTTCCACAAAATCGCTGATAGCATCGCCAATCTTATCAAATCCTTTTGTTATCGCTTCTTGCGCTACATTTATAGGCTTGAATTGATCAGCCATATCTTCTAATGCTTTTTTCGCACCTTCGTAATAACTATTTTCTAATTCTGTTTTACGTTTCTGTTCTTCTTCAAATGTTGCTATACGTGCTTCACTTAGTTCAACAGCATCAGCCATTTGTTTGATGATACGTTGTCTTTCAGCATTGTAATTCAATTCGCCAATTTTAGTGCGATCTCTGTCTAATCGTAATAATTCTATACCCAATTGTTGTTGTTCTTGGCGTAGATTTCTATTGATCTCATTTAGGCGAGTTTGTTTTTCTAACTCATCACCATATAGACCTATTAGACTTAATTCTTCTTGTAGATCAGCAAGTGCGCTTAATTTTTGTAATTCTCTAGCAGTATTTTCAACACTACGTGCAAGTTCTTCTTCCGCTTGTTTTGCCTTTTGTAGATTTTCT